GTTTTTCATAAGTACGGAGCATTCTGATGAAAAACTATATTATTGAGGACCAGTTTCCGTTACAGGTTGCCAGAGGTAAAGTCAAAGGTGGAAGAGTAGTAAACATCTTCGGACATAACAACGATCAAGGCACAGAGTTCAGAACAGTATGGGAAAAATCAGACACGAGTGCTTTACTGAAACCAGCATCTGCTGTACAGATGACAGTTACCAGTGACATTGGTGATACATCCGATGATGGTGTTATCATCCGTGTGATTGGTCTGGATGCTAACTATGCTGAGATTGGTGAGAATGTAACTCTCAACAACGCTACACCACCCACCACAACAAACTCTTTCCTACGCATCAATGTCGTAGTAACCATTAGCGGTAATGCTACTGGTAATGTTTCTGTAAGTAATGGTGGCAACGAATACGCACACATCCTTGCTGGCACAGGTAAGAACCAGGCATCTATCTACACTGTCCCCGCTGGTTCTTCCCTATACCTGTATAGAATTGATGCATTCATGAACGATGCAGCTGCAGCAAAATCAGGAGAGTTTAGAAACAAAAGCACACTACCATCTGGTGTTATTCTAAGAGTTGCTGATACACCATTCATCAACCAGATGAACATTCAGCGTCGTGTTCCATTCAAGTATAGTGAGAAGACTGATATTGAATTCCAAATCAGGTCTCTATCTGGAACAAACTATGCTGGTGTCTTCGGTGAAGGTATTGAGATCAAGGAAGCATAAATAATTTGGTAAACCCTCAGCGTTTATCATGAGAGCATATAAAGAGATCAAGCATCTCGCTGAAGAAGCAAAGAAAAAAGAGAAAGAAGAAAAACGCTTCTGTAAACTCTGTCAGAAACCAGAGACCAGAGATGAGTGCTCCTACGGAGAGAAAGCATGGGATCGTTTCGCTGTCCCCATCAGATCCGTCAAGCGCGAGGAAACGGAGCTAGAAGAAGGTGCTGCCTGGACCAAAAAATCAGGGCAGAACAAAGAAGGTGGACTTAACGAAAAAGGAAGGAAGTCTTACGAGAGAGAAAATCCTGGATCTGACCTTAAAGCACCAAGCAAGAAGGTTGGAAATCCCCGTAGGGCATCCTTTTGTGCTCGAATGAAGGGCATGAAGAAAAAATTAACTTCTAAAAAAACTGCCAACGACAAAGATAGTCGTATTAACAAATCCTTACGAGCGTGGAATTGTTGACATAAGTGAGTATAATTACTAGTGAACTACCATAGTATGATGAAACTAAATTCCAACGATATTCTGCGCCTAATGTTGGCGTGTAAAAAGTATCAGGACAGCACAGGTTCTGAATACTTGTGGGAAGAATATGAGCATTTGATAACCAAACTTCAGTATTATAAAGAGGAAAATTGTCCTGATTGACTAGATAGAGTAGTTGCAAATACCTAATGAGATTTCTTTTTGCGCTACTTGCTACAATGTTCTTTGCCCTACCTGCTTGGGCAGTAGATGTTCAAATGGGAGCCAATGGCAACCTAGTATTCGATCCTGCTGAGGTATCAATCAATGCTGGAGAATCTGTTCATTTTATTAACAATATGCTACCACCACATAATGTCGTGGTTGATGGTCATCCTGAGTTGAGCCACGAAGGTCTCGCTATGTTACCAGGCGAAGACTTTGAATTGACATTCCCAGAAGCGGGAGACTATACTTATTGGTGCGGTCCTCACAAAGGGGCTGGCATGATTGGAACTATTCACGTAAACTAATGCACCACGTAGAACACATGATTATTTGCTGTATCGTTGGCGTCGGAGCAGGTGCTCTGGGCGTTTGGGTCTACAATAAAATTAAAGATTCTAAAAATCACAATCCATGAGAAGATATATCGTTACAGTAGACGATATCAAGCATGTAGTTCATTCTACAGCATCTGAATGGTTCGTATTGACTTCAGTTCTTTCACACATTCCAAATAAAAAAACATGGAGCATTTATTGGGACGGGCACTAATGATTGTAGCAGTGCCTTTTGTTTTAACCACAATTTATTTCGGTTCTAAGAAGGGGCACTACTATGAATCCGAACACTATAAGGGGAATGGAACCGCACATTAGACAGCGATTTCATTTTGCAACATCATCTTTTTCTAGAATCTATGGAGTCAATCATGTCACCCTTGATATGATTGACTTTTGCTACGATTGGGCATTTACAGAAGAAACAGCACCACTAGATTGTTTAAACCACGTAGACAGATATTTTAGACAACTATGGGACACTTCGCACGCTGGACATTAGAGACACCAGTTACATTAGGATTTCTTTGTTACCTTTTAGTGGTTGTGCCTATTATGGGAATCTATCTTATCCACAAATACAACTGGCAACACTGGGCACCGTTTGACAAGGGGCACAAAAAGTAGTATAATATCTGAGTTGAGAGGGAAACCACTCAACTGCGGTAGTCCCCTTCTGATGGGTTCAGACCGTCGCGAGACAGCCCTATAGTGAGTCGTAT